ACTTGGACGTGTGGTAACACGAGCAGTGATGCTTTCTTGAAGAGTTGCATAAACTCTTGTTTGGGGTCCAACAGTCTTATAATATCCTGCGTATGGAATTCCTTCATCATAGTAAACAGCACCATAGTATGCTCTTCCCTCAACATAACCAGTCTGCTTAAGTCCAACAAGATCAGTAACCTGAATAATTCTTTCAGCCTGTTCTGGAGGAAGAATAGGATCTCTTACAACACGGAATACTGGTCTGAAAGATGCGTTTACACCAGTTGGAACATTACCAGGAGGACTCACCATTGTAATTTCTGGATAAACATTGAATCCACTACCAGGATTTTTAACCTTAACATTAGTAATTCTACCAAAAGAATCACAACTATATGAAAGTTGAGATCCATTACTAGGTGTAATCTGAATTTGATCTTCTCCGCAACTATAATTAATTCCTGGATTTTCGACAATTACCTCATCTAAAACAAGAATCACAGGATATCCTTCTCCAGGTTGTGTTGGATGTCCATTTCCTGGGTCCTGGATGATTACTTTTTCAACGACTCCTTTACCACCGATCTTTTTTGCACAAGGTGGAGGAATAAGTATCGCAGATATTGCTACAGGATTTGTAGTCCAAGAAGTTTTATTGCTATCAGAAAAGACAACATCTTTACTGATGAAAAGAGCAACTCCCATAGGATTACTTGTAAAAATTTCATCTTGTTTTCCGCCGGAAGAAAGATTTTCCAATTCAATTACAACATCATATTTTCCTGGTGTTGCATTAAAAGTATATTGAACTTTTTCACCGATGAAATCAGATGTTTTTAATATTTCCCTACCACCAACGGTTAAAGTTGCATTGTTGTCAGCTTGAAAATTAAATTTATACAATCCAGAATAAGGAAAATTTACATTTGACCAAGTTAAAGTAAACTTACCAATATTTTGAGACACTTGAGGAGAAACTGAAAATTCATTCATATATTTACTCCACCTCTTATCATTATATCCAAATATTTTTGGACCACTATAAGATACCCCATTCTTAGAAATAGAGGTTGAAGTTGAATTAGTGTCTTCTACAATAAATTTGGCAGTATTTCCATTGACATCATAAAACTTTCCTTGACTTGCTCTAATAACCAAATCATTAAAATCATTATCAGTACTATCTTCCAATCTGAGAATAGATCCATCAGATTTTAATTTTCTATTACCAGGAAATGCTTTAACGTTATAGGCTTTACCTGCTTCAATTTTTTTAGTTATATTGTCACCATCTCTAGTTTCATTTACAGTTAATACTTCACTTATTTCTATCGAACTTCCATCAGAACCTGCCTCACTTACATTAAAGGTGACATCAACTTGAGATGGTGTAGAAGTGCTAGAAGTTCTCCAGTCTTGAGTACTGAATATTTTAGTATCAATTATTGATGAGGTTTGTTGAGGTGTATTTTCAAGTTCAATTGAAATTGTATGACGACCCTTTTCTAAAAATACTTTTTGAGATTTTACTTTTCCAACTAACCCCTCCTTTACCCATTTCTCATCCCCAGAAGTAGTTACATCAAAAGCTATTTTTCCATCAACATAAATTCTAGCAGTGTTATCCCTTTGAACTTGAAATTTATAGTATCCTGCATAAGGAGCATCAAATTGCCAAGAATTTGTGTGTATTATACCACTTCCATCACTCCCAGGAGATTCTAAAGGAAGAACTGGAGATATTGCGTATCTGTTTAAAAAAGTAGACCACGTTTCATTATTAACTGGATACCATTGTTGACTTGCCCCAGGAAATCTTGTTGTCCAAATTGGGTTTGGTGGACACTCTCCTATTGGAGGTGGTATTTGTTCTTGAGGAACTGGTGGAGATGGAGCATCAATAATCATTGAAACTCCCATTGGATTGGTATTCCAAGATTTGGGAGAAATTACTTCACCAACAACAGAAGTTGCAGATCCTGCATCTGCACCAACTTCAAAAAACAAATCAAAAGTGCTTCTTCCATCTGGAGATGTTCTTTTGTTAGTCGCTTTAAAAGTACCTATATTTGTTGTGATTTGAATGTCATCATTATCATTATCCGACTGGATATGATCTCCAAATATTCTATTTGACTCTCCTTCTCCACCCTCTTTATTTTTTGTTCCATTTTTAACAATACCCTGCTCAACTCCACCAGACTTTGTGGATGATACTGATATTTTAAATCTAGTGCTTGGATTTACTTTAATTGTCTCTGTTCTACTTTGTCCTCCTTTGGGATTTCCATTTAATGTAAAAGTTTTACTATCACTCACAAATGAGAACTTCATCTTGTTAGTGTTCAATCCATCACCAGTAATTGTGAATGCAACATCAACTTCATTCGCTGTAGTAGTAGTTACCTTTTCAGTGATTGGAACATTTAATAAGTCAACTTTTACAATATGATTACCCTCTGTTACTGTTTTTTGTAGTGGAGATGGATTATCTTTAAACCCTTTTAGATTTCCAACCAATCCACCATCAACATAAACTTGAGCAGTATTATCACACACTCCCCTAAAAATATATTCACCACTGATAGGGAAATTTAACTCCCACTCCATTGAAAAAATTCTTCCAGACTCATCACTTCCAGTAACATCAGATGGTTTAACAGGAGAAACTGCATATTGATTCATAAACTCTCCCCATTCGGGATGAGTCACTGATATAGTTTCTTGTGTTGCATATGATTTTTCAACAGTGTAAACCCTATCTGGCTGCGCCTCTCTTGTAGTCCAAAAAGGTTTCTGAACTGCCTTTTGGAATTGTTCAATCTCTCTTTGAATGGGGTCAACGCCTATTTCCGTATAATAACTTGGATCCCATTCACCAAGTTCTTCTCCATTATTTCCATACTGAAGACCATATCCAATATCATCAGGTTCACAGATTTCATAATCTTCAAAATCTTCCTCTCCCTCATAAACTTCAATTTGATCCGGAGTTTGTCCAAGAACTGCAACAAGAACCGCGCCATTTCCTTTTTGACAATTATCCGTTGCGGATACAAACGGAGGATACTGATAAGCGTGACCACCACTTATAACATCAACTGCTAATAATGAACCGTCCACACCAACGACAGGATTACCAACAGCACCTATTCCACCGCCACCATAAAACTGAATTACAGTAGGACCACATTCAGTGTAATTTTGTATTCCACCACATTCTTCATCTGAAGGAATTAAGTCATTGGGAGTAAGACGATTTACTTCATTAATGTTTAAATATCGAATACTATTTGAACCATCTGTAAAAATAAAAGTAGTTCCTGGATTGTTCTTTGCATAATTATTTGCTTCACATATAGTGACGCCTTCAACATATCCAAGCTCTGGATCGACATATCCAACTCTGATATCATCTGCAGTAGTTTGTCCAAATAAGCTGAAAGACATATCTTTATATTTGCCTTATAAATTCTGCGGTTTGATTAATCGTAGAAACCCCGTTTTTGATATTGACATCAAGTTGATTTTGACTTGGTTGTGCAAATGGAGTTTGTGTTGAAGGTGTTGCAGTTGTTGTCTGTTGAGATACCTTATCAACTTGTGCTACTCTTGGTAGTTGTGCTTGCGCCGATCCACCACCACCACTTTGAATTGTATAATAATCAGAGGCGGGGCAATATGGTTTCAAATCACAACCAAAAATATTTAAACCAATATTTTCGAAGCTAAGTGCAGAAGTAATACTACCTGTAACACTACCAATTAAATCAACAAATCCTCCTATTGTTCCAATATCACTTTGAATATCATTTAGAAATTCATTAATATTATCTAGCACACCATTTACGCCATTAGTCATTTCTTCCATATTTAATGCAATCAAATTACCAGTTAATTCTTCAACAGAACACATTGGAGTAGAAGAAGATTTTGTATTAATGTCTGGAGGATTGGTGTTTATTTTATCATTCAAAAGACCTTCTATAAGTCCACATAGATTATTTGTAATTTTATTATAAAGACAAGTTATCAATTCTGTAATTGACTTTTTAATATCAAAGTATCTATACCTCATATTTGGAGGTACACCTTCTACTGTTGGGGATAGACTTTTATTAATTTGCTTCAATACATATTCCATAATTTTATCAAAGACAATCTTCATATATTTTGCTATTCTACAAGCAATATCAGAAATTAAACTTTGAATGCTGCCAAGTAAATTTGTAACAGCATCGATATAAGAGTTTGCCGCGTTTAAAATTTTATCAATATCTTTTGTTAGATTATCAAGTTCTGTTTGAATTGCTTTTAATGCAGACTGAACTTTATCGCAAGGAGACATTAAGACTGTTTTACGATTGTAATATTCGTGTCTTATAACATCAGCAGCAGTTAACTTATGTACTGCATCTACATTCTCAATTGTTGCGCCAGGTTGTGATGGAGTACTTGGAGAGTTTGCTGCTTCACATCTTGCTTTAATTCCACTTTGGACTGCATTGCTTACGAATAAATCTGTTGCAGCAGGATTTAATCCCAAAGATTGTGCTTGAGCAAGAGCACTGTTTATATCTGATTGCTGCTCCGTAGTTCTTTGTTTACCCTCCACAAGACCATACTTATCTAATTTTGCTCCCGGAGGTGGAGGAGCACACTCTGCCTTTACTCCAGGTCTAGATGTCTCAAGACCTTGATGAGGAACTTTTATGTTTGGATCTTTATTTCCATCAGCAGGGGTTGCGTGACCACTTGTTGAAGAAAAGTTTGATTGAGTTGTTCCTGTTTGTGTAGATAATGCCGTCTGTGCATTACTACCCAGTACTCCCATAATAACAGGAACTTGTTGATCCTGCCCATCAAGGAAGAAACCAAAAACAAAATTACCTTGTCTTAAGTTTGCAGTGGCACCTGCATTTGCTTGACCTCCACCACCAGTCACAGGATACATTACCTGTGCCCAAGGTAATTGATCAGAAGATATTGATTCTTCTTCTCTATCGTGAAGACCTATAATTCTAACTTTATATCTCCTACCCCATCCTGGAATTTGATCTTTATTTTCAAATTTTCCCGGCAGAATATTATCTCGCCAAGTTGAGTCACTAGCGATTTGTCCTATCCACCAATTAAAACTTGCACCAAGAAATCCTGGATTAAATAAAGATCCGCCTTCCATTAGTTATCATTCATACATTCTACATTCGAGAGCATCTGGGTGTCCATCACAGTAAAGTTCTAAAGGTGTTGGATCGTGGTCATCATCAGGATGATTTGCTTGGTACTGTTCCAAACCTCCCAATTCATCTTCCAAATGGCGACGACGTTGACCACTGGTGTTTGGGTTATCTATTTCATCACGATCATCATTAATATGTTGTTGAAGAGTTCTGTCCGTCATAATGGTATCTTGCCGGAGGTGTGATTTCCAATTCTACCAAAAGAATCTCTTACTAAATTCAATTTGGTGTAAGTCTCTTTTGGAGAAATGTAATGGCATAAATCTGCTATAATATATAGACCACTATTTTCCTTACTTACATCTTTTGTTTCTGTTGCAAGTTCTGGAGCGTCTATAAAGATAACATCTCCAGCGTGTAAGGAAAAATCTCCAGGTATAGTAATCGTTGTTTTAATTGAGTATAGTTGATTATATCTCATAATTGCTTGGTTCAAAATATTCTTATACTCAAAATTCTCTTCTGTAGATTTTGATATCTGCTGGTCAGTACTACCAGAAGGAAGTGTTCCTTTGTCAAGAAGATAATAAGTAGTTCTTGAAAAGTCTTTATTAGCACCAGTTCTATTAAATTCTGGATTCAATACTGGAAGTTCTTTACCACCAAGTTTCAAAGACTTTTCCTTTTCCTTTGCATTTGGAACAACTACTTCATAGTAACAAGTAAAAGGATCAAACAAAACTGTTCTTGTAGAAAATGCTCCCATCTTGAGTTTCTCTTGAACATCAACACGATTATCCTTTGAGTATTCAAGGGCCTTTGCATCATATCCAGAAGGTGTATTATCACCTCTAGAATCTGGTGTCTGGTTATAAATGATTGACTTCTTCTTCTCTTGACTTAATAAAGAATCAATTGACTTAAACTTGAACCCGTCAGAAGTCTCAAAGAAAAAATAACCGGCAGTATTTCCTTTTGCCTCCGCAAAATTAGGAACTGCTTTCTTTGATAACCAATTCATTGCATAGTATGGTTTTCTATTATTCCCCATAAAATTATAATTATTTGAAGTCTCCTCAATATCAACTTTCTTTTTGGTTGCAAGATAATTTGGTGCAGTCAAAATCTTTTTAATATGATCAGATATCTTTCCATCAAATCTTTCATTCAATCTTATTTTTTCATTTAGAATAAACTCTTTTGATACTAGTTCTAATTGAACCATAGACTTGGTTGTATCATCTGCCAAAGGAGTAACTTTATTCACATACATTGTTAAACTCAATTCTGATTCATTATTATCCTTAAACTTTACTGTGACTTTTTCTTGACCTACGATTGGCAATCCTTCAAGAGCAGTTTTATTATCAATAGTGTTTCCAGAATCGGCAAACGTATATGTTATTTTTACTGTATCTTGAAGAATACTTTCATAATACATTAAGCGAACAGCACCATTTACAACACTTACAGTCTTCCCTTGACTTTTGTTTGATACAATATCAAATCTTTCTATGTAAGATGGTTGTGCGCTTTTAGTTGTAATTAAATTTGCCATTTGATATTACCTCTTATTTCTATTTACCCACCCTGATATAAAGATTCAAATGGATCTGTTTCATCTCCACCAACATATATTAATCCACCAGAACCAGTATCACCACTATCTGCAGAGTATAAACCAGGTGAC